GAGAATATTTGAAGGCTGAACTTGTACAATACATTGCAGAAAACTTCCCAGCATTAACGTATGATCGTACGTTGTGTTCACGTGACACAGGTTTTATCATTGATGCTGTGACTCTTGATTTGATGCTCGGCACAAACGTTAACAGTGTTGTTGCGGGTTCTTCTTATTACAGAGCAACAGTATCAACACAGAAAGTAATCGGACAGCAGTTAGATGGTACCGTTGGCGCAATCAACGAACTAGGTCGATTGATCGGTGAACTGGCTATCGATTCGAATTCACGTGTAAGTATTAATGCTAGTATTGCAGAGATCAATGATATTCTTGCAAATGGTCTTGAGAACAGAGACACACTTACATTCCCTGCGGCACCAGCATCTTCGGCAAATCAGCAAGCGGCTGCCACAGCAATTCAATCAAACAAAACTGCGATTATCGCCTCTACGATTGCGTTCCTTGACAGTGTATATCCCGATCTTACGTATGATACTACTAAGTGTGAGCGAGACGTTGACTATATTCTAGATGGTCTAACGCACGATGTACTGTACGGTGGTAACTACCAGTCGCGTAGAAGTGCAGATGCTTATTACTCAAACGCAGTAAATCAGTTGGGTAGTGACTCAGAGAGATTGCCTACGATTGCGGCATACGACGAACTCAAAAATATCGTAAACACGTATGTAACAACTTCAACTGAGCAAGCACGTGTTGACGACCTCATTGAAATCATTAATGAAGTATTAGAAGCGAATAACGATAATGTATTAAGAGATTTGGTCTATCCAGATTTCACAGGCATTAGCGGAACAACGACTGCATCTTACAATTTGATCTTGGCTGATTCTGCCGATTTGAAAGCGGGCACGATTGCATGGTCTGATCAAAATGGTCCTGCAACTTATGACCGAGTAAGATGTAAGAGAGACGTTGGCTTTATCGTCGATGGTCTGACGTTTGACGTACTATACGGTGGTAACTTTGCTACTGATATCGTCAAACGTGCATACTACTCGTTTGGTACGAATCAGTTGGGTGACAGTGCAGGTGATCCAGAGGTTGTGGCTACTGCTACGACCTATCAGCACTTGAAGCAGATCGTAGACGAGTTGCTTTCTAACAGCCTGTCTACAAATCTGTACTCAGGTGGAACTTATCCTGGTGCATTCCCTGGTCCTGACACTACTGGTAATGGTGGTCAATACTCGACTGCAACAGAAGCACAGGTTACCAACGATCTATTAGACAATCTAATCACTATTATTCAAGACGGCGACTTAGATGCGCTTGATTCAGTTCAAGAGCCTAGTTTAGCGGCTAGAGGCGTAAGTGCTGAACTTAGAACGGCAATTAAAGCAATCAATGACGAACGTCCTCTTATCATTGAGCAATCGGTTCAAAGAGGTAATGCTACTAATGATATCGTAGTATATCTGAAGTCGGGCGATTACGTAATCAACAATCCAATTCAGTTGCCTGAGAAAGTCGCTATCGTTGGTGATAACTTAAGAACGACCACGATTCGACCTAGAAGCGTAGACTCCGATCTGTTCTATGTCAAGAGCGGTTGTTTCTTAAAAGACATTACGTTTAAAGATCATCAAAGTGGTGCGGCTTGCGTTGCGTTTAACCCAAATGTTGATTCTGCAAGAGCAGGTCCGTTCATCATTCAGTCACCTTACGTGCAGAACTGTACTTCTATCACCACAGACGGTGTTGGTATGAAGATCGATGGTTCAAAAGCGTGGGGTCTGCGTTCGATGGTATCTGACGCATTTACTCAGTACAACGCGGCTGGTATTGGAACGTATCTACTGAATCGTGGTTACGCACAGCTAGTATCGATCTTTACGATTTCGACAGGAACATCTATCTTAGCCGAAACTGGTGGTCAATGTTCGATCACAAACTCTAACTCAAGTTTCGGTGATAGAGGTCTAGTTGCATCTGGTAGTAGTCCGATTCTTTATGACGGCATACTCGATTCTGATCATCTGAAGTTTGATGATGTAATTCAAGTTAATGAGGTTACCAACCTCGACTCTTCAGACTGGCTCAACGTATACGGATCATATAGAAAGCCAAACTATGGCGATGCAATGAAGTTCGATTCTGAGAACTATTTTTATACGGTTCTTGGTGTCGATTCAGTTGCTCCTGGTGTATACAATCTTACGTTTGAACCACCATTGAACCAAGACATGATACGCAATCAGAGAGTCGCGTTTAGACAACGTTCTGTGATTACGTCATCGTCCCACACGTTCGAATATGTGGGTTCAGGCACAAACACATTTACTGCCATTCCTCAGAATGGTGGTATTCCTGATGCAACAAAAGAAGTTATCTTCGATTCAGAAACGAACGAAGGCTTGGTTGTATTCACAAGTACCGATCAACTTGGTGACTTTAGAATCGGCTCCGAATTGACGATTCGTAGACAGGCTGGTCGAATCGAGGGCGAGACGTTCGAAAGATCGTTGTACGCAATCTTAACACCATACATTCTAGCACTAGAGGGTTGATAAATGGCTATCCCACTAAATACATTTAAAACGACAACTGCGGTAGTTCCAGAGGAACCTCCTGGTGGATTTACCGGGGATAGCGATGTCATCTACGTTGTTCCGCAGGGGATTACAGCGATTGTGCTTATGGCGCAGATCGCGAATCTCGATTCTGCTGAACACACCGTAACGTTCACTCACTATGATCGTGACGAAGTTTTGAACACAGAACTTGTGAAGGATCTTCCTGTTCTGCCAAAAGACGCTGTTGGTGTAATTACTGGTAAATTGATCGTAGAAGAAACAAATAGAGTTAGATGCTCGGGCTCTACTGGCTCAAGCGGCAAACTCAAACTAGTATTAAGTTATCTGGAATCTCTAAATGGCTAAACGAATAGAACACGTTAGCGGACGTGTAAAGGTAAGAGACCCGAGTCAGTTAGATTCTGATCGCTTTCTTTATATCACGCTAGATCAAGCGGAAGCAAATTTTGGGCGCCCTGACTCCGATGGCGCCGTAGTCACTTCTTTGGTCGACGGTACTAGAGTACTGACCGACGAACTTGCGCTGGGCGGTCTTGCTTTCAAACCCGGCTCGCTTGATTCTGCTGATTCTGCTTCGCTATATGCTCTATTCGTCAAAGGCGATCCTTTCGACGGCACACTTGATAGTGTTGCTGTTAAAAAATTGTCTGAAGCCTTTTTTGAAGAAGACACACTCGATACAGTTACGGCTCGTGGTAATACTACAACAAACGCAATCGATGTTGGCAGAGTCATTGCTGACAGTGCTTTCATTTCTGGTCGATTAATTGTCGGTGGTGATCTTCAGGTCAACGGCACAACTACCACGATTAACTCAACAGAACTGTCTATTAACGACAAGAACATTGTACTGGCTGACAGTGCCCTAAGTGCGGCAGCCGCAGACAGTGCAGGTATTACAGTTGCTGGTGCAAACGCACAAATTTACTACAAAGCCGCCAGCGATACGTGGAATCTAAACAAAGCAACCATCTTTGACTCTACCGTTGAGATCAACAACACGTTGATTCTTAAGAACGTTGAAAACAGACAGACAACTTTAGTTCTTTATCTTGACGAAATTACAGGCGAAGTAGTTGCAGGCGATCCTTCGGGTGATAGTGCAGAAGGTGCATTAGCGTCGAAGCAAGTGCAAGTTGTCAATGTCAATGACAGTAACGAATATCATCCATTATTCGTACGTGATTATATCGGCATCGACAGTATCAATACCGATATTCAATTCACATACAATCCTGGTCTAGACAGAATTAGTGTTGGTCGTCTTGAACTGAACCAACTTGATTCGCAAGAAGGCGTTACTCGATTCTTGGTTCTGAACGATTCTGATCAGGTACGTTTTAGAAACTTAGGCGGTCTTTCTCTTCTTGACTCAGAAACAGATACACTGCAAACTGTAACAAGACGTGGTGACTCTACTGATCAGCCAATTACCGTTCAGAAACTCACGACAGTTGACAGTGCATCTATTGGAGGTGACTTGCAATTCCAAGGTGCACTCCGAGACGAACAAGGCTTCAGACTAGTAATCTATGATTCTGCTGGACTTGTGCTTTGGGGCTAATAGGAGAAATCAATGGCATCACCTACAACACGCAACGACCTGATTGATTTTTGCTTGCGCAGACTCGGAGAGCCTGTGCTTGAAATCAATGTGGACGTTGACCAGATCGAAGATAAGGTAGATGATGCAATTCAAAAATATCAAGAGTTTCACAGTGATGCCACGATTCGAACTTATCTGAAACACGAGATTACTGCGGACGATGTGACGAACAAGTACATTCCTATTTCGTCTGACATTATTTTTGTTTCGAAAGTATTTCCGATCTCAACTACATTCAGCACCTCAGGCAATCTTTTCGATATTCGCTACCAAATGTTTTTAAACAATATGGGCGACTTCATCAACTTTGCTGGTGACTTAGCCTATCTGTATCAAATGGAACAGTACTTAAGTATGATCGATATGCAGTTGCATGGTCATCCTCAAGTAACGTTCTCGCGGAGACAGAATCGTCTGTACATCTTCGGCGATTTTGAAGACGAAGATTTGCAAGAAGGTGATTTTCTGATTGCTGAAATTTTTCAGACGATTGATCCTGAAACGCACACGAGCATCTACAATGACATGTTTATCAAAGACTATACGACCGCTTTGATCAAACAACAATGGGGTGCCAATCTCAGTAAATTCGAAGGCATGCAATTGCCTGGTGGAGTTACGATGAACGGTCGTCAAATCTACGAAGACGCGACTGCCGACATTGAACGACTTGAAGAGAAACTGAGAAACGAACAAGAACTTCCGGTCGATTTCTTTGTAGGGTAAGATGGCGACGAATAGGTATTTCAGACAAGGTGCGACATCGGAACAGATTCTCTATGAAGATTTAATCATCGAGTCTCTTAAAATTTATGGTCAAGATGTTTACTACCTGCCTCGCGAGATAGTCAAAAGAGATACAGTCTTTGGCGACGATTCGACCTCGCGCTTTGATAATGCCTATCGATTAGAAATGTACATTGAAAACGTCGAAGGGTTCGACGGTGAGGGCGACTTGTTTACGAAGTTTGGTGTAGAGATTCGTGATGCCGCAACGTTTATTGTAGCACGGCGTCGGTGGAAAAGTCAAGTACAATTTTACGAAAATACTGATGACAAGCCCATGTATCGTCCACGAGAGGGCGATCTGATCTATCTCACACTGTCAGATTCTTTCTTTGAGATCACAAAGGTAGAGACTGAGAATCCATTCTATCAGTTAAAAGATTTGCCTGTCTTTAGAATTCGTGCAGAACTCTTCGAATACAATGATGAAGATTTCGATACGGGTCTTGATCTCGATGACATCGAACAGCAAGCATTCCAGAGACTGGTCACATTTGATCTTGCAACCATGACAGGTAAATTTGAAGTGGGCGACACGCTGACACAGACAAATCCAAATGGCTTTACTATTACAGGTGATGTTGTAAAGATCGATGCCTCGATTCCTTCGTCGTATAAAGTCTATATTGCTCACGCAGGCGCAGATGATGGTGTATATCACACATTCAGTGCAGACTATCGCATTGAAAACGAAGATGGTATTGGTGGAAAACCAACTGTAGTCAATCAAGAAGTGCTAGAAGAAGGTGCGCAGAATGTAGACTTCGACACTGAAGCAACGGGATTACTCGATTTCTCTGAATCCAATCCGTTTGGAGATCCTGTATAATGTTCGGCACGTACTTCTATCATCAAAGAATCCGCAAAGCCGTGGCTGTGTTTGGCTCACTCTTTAATAACTTAAATGTTCTCAGAACAAATGCCGCTGGTGACATTATCAGTCAAGTCAAGGTGCCTTTGTCTTATGCACCTAAGAGAGACTTTATAGCCAGAATCGACGCAATGAACAATGGCGAAGAAGCCGAGCGTCAGATCGCAATCAAACTGCCTAGAATGTCTTTTGAGATTCTGTCGATGAATTATGATCCGACTCGACAGTTGCCTAAGATGAATAAGTGCGTAACGTTTCCTGATAATTTTTCGGGAAGTGCACAAGAAATTTACACACCAGTACCGTACTCAATTGGCTTTCAGTTGAATGTGTATGCTAAGTCACAAGATGATGCGTTGCAAATTGTAGAACAAATATTGCCTTACTTTACACCGCAGTATACTGTTACAGTAAAGCCTCTTTCCGACTTCGACACAAAAGAAGATACGCCAATCACGCTGACTGGAATCACATTCCAAGACGATTACGATGGACCTCTAGAGGCGCGTAGAACAATCATCTACACACTTGACTTTGAAATGAAGTTGAGCCTTTTTAAAAACGTTTCTTCTTCCAGCTCTGTCATTACGCAAGCGCAGGTGGATTTTTACGAACTTGGTACGACCGATATTCTATCTTCTGTTGTTCTCGATTCGTTTACGACAGAAGGTTTGAACGGAAAAATTGCAGAAGACGGTGGCACGATAACTAACAATAACTTTAAGATTCGATTTGCACCAAGAGAAATCACTTCAATAGAAGTATCTTCAGATCCACAAAATGGTACAGCAACAGCATCGTTGACATCAAATACAACGACTACAACTGGGCGCATTACTGCGAACGGTTCGTGGTCTTATACACCGAACGCTGATTGGCACGGCACTGATACATTTACAATTCGTGCTAACATCACTGGTGGTGGTAGCGTAGAGCGTACAGTTACCGTTGTTGTGAGTCCGACTGAACGCGACACATTCGACCAATCTGAATTGCTTAACGTTGGTCTGGGCGAACAGTTTCTTGATATCTTTGTGGGAACAACTGATCAATTCGAAACGACTGGCGGTGTGACATATTCTATTGCCGCTGGCGGATATCCAAATCATGGTTCTTTATCAGTAACTAACGCAAATACTGGAGAATTTAAATATATACCAGATGCAGGCTTTGATGGCGTAGACAGTTTTGTTTATAGAGCAACGCCCGCTGGCGGTAAGTCGGAAGTAGGCATCGTCTCTATTACAGTAATTTCAACAGCCAACATTATGGCAGCCGAGACGGGCGAACTCTTAACAATCGAACAAGCGTCTGATGACATCATAGAACTAGAACAATAACGAGGAATAGAAATGGCAACCGTAAAAATATCGCAACTGGCACAATTAGTCGGTCCTCCTGATAGCGATGATTTTATTGCAATCGTTGATGCCAGCCTTTCAGAAACGAAAAAAATTCTGATCAGTGACCTGTTATCAGCAGTCGATAGCGTTGCAAATGCGACACTTGCCATTCAAGCTACCTTTGCTGATAGCGCACTTGACGCTAGATTTGCAGTTGTAGCAAATAGAGCGTTTGTGGCTGATAGTGTTGCAGTTGCCGCTAATGCATTAACTGCTGACGCCGCTGACAGTGCAACAAATGCAACGAATGCAATCCTTGCTCTAAGGGCAAACAGTGCTGACAGTGCGACAAACGCAACTTTCGCTAATTATGCTCAACGGGCTGAAACTGCCGACAGCGCCACAACAGCCGCTTTTGCACTCAGAGCGGATTACTTAACGTTAGATAGTGTTGGTAACGCAACTTTTGCCTTACGCTCTGACAGTTCAGCCCGAGCCGCCTCAGCGATAGTTACAGATTTTGCTGCCAAGGCACAGCAGGCATATTATGATCAAAGAGCTTTAGATACTATCTGGGATAACGTACCTGTATTCGTTGACAGTGCAATTGATCATTTGAAAATAAATTTGAACGCTTATTCTACTGACAGTGCTGCCCTCTGGAGTGTTTCACCGCCAACAACGGTAGATAGTGCCTTAGATAGATTGGCACTTGTTGTTAGAACATTGAATGGCGGTACTGGCGCATAACCCATATAAATAAGAGAAAG